ATACCTTGGTAATCTTCAAAGTCCCATTCTGGGTCAGTTTCACCATAACTCATTAGATCTTTCCATAACTGGAAACATATTCTAAAAAGTTTCACGCCACCATCCCGTATTGTTCACGAAGAATTTTCTTGTAAGGAAGATTCTGCTCACGCAGTTCCTTTACAAGTTTTAGTTTTTGATACAGTGCAGTATCACCACCAAGAGTCAGTGACCTTACAATTGTATTCAGTTCATTGTCGTTGATAGGTAGATCCATTAATGCTCCTACAGGTTTTTAGATTCAACGCAGATAACCCAATTATAACTCTTTTTCATTTCTTTTGCAAACCAATTTGCTTGATATTGGTTTACAAATTCTTTTCTTTCAAGTAGGGGAGATAAGTCCCCGTTATCTTGCTTAGACCAAAGAACGGTGTACTTCACGAGAAGAAACTATCTAGACTTACTTTTCGTTCAACTGACCAACCAATAGCATCTAGGATTGCCTTTACTGGTTCTAGAAATGCCTTGTCAAACTGCATATCATAATCAACAAACCTCTCTAGATCAAGTTCCTTAGGGAAATCTTGAATGAAAGAGATTACATTTTCTCTAGTTGGATTTGGGTTTTTCAAGTAGCAGAACTTGATTTTTTCCCCGTTCTGAATGTAAGCGTATTTCTTCTCAAGACCACGTTCTTTTACATAAAAATTATATAGCAGTGCTCCTCTCACATGCATTGGAGTTCCTTTACTGTAAATATCAGAACTTGACTTGTACTTGTTTACATCAGACACAGATCTGGGGAATGAAACTTCTGGGATTGGAAGTTTCTTAAACTCCTTCCTAGAATTTTCAATGTATGCAATGATATCATCTTCTGTCCCACTCATGATGAGTTTCAATCCATCCTTAATCATTTGACGACAAGGTGCAGGAGTTGATGATTTGACTGCTTCCAGTCCCATGATCTTCAGTTTGGGTTCTGCATAGCGGACACCTTCACTATCCCATACATTCAAGATGTACCGCTTCTTAGCAGTCCAGATGCCACGATCAGCAATGTTCTCTCGCTTCATCTGCATCTTCTGGTCATAGGCGTTCACATAGTCCGCCAACGCTTGGTAAGAACTTTCAATATAAGGTTCAAATTCCACCTCACAGACCTTGTTAAGGAAATTGACAACCGTCTCAGGAGTTTCCTCTCTTCCTTTGAATACAGCGTCAACGAAAGGACCCAGATTAAGATAAATGGAATCAGTATCTGAAGCAATAACATAATCAACCTCATCAGTCTTAAGAATTTTATTCAGGCGACGATTCATTTTGTTCTCAATCCAACGGATAGAGACCTGGCCAGAGAGTGTAATCGCCTCTGCGTTTGCAAGTTTGAAGTATCTAAAATACTGATTACCGATGGCACCATAAGCACTATTAAGAGAGATCTTCTTCGCCATCTGGATGTTATTACACCTAGCGATCTCTTTCTCCAATGCTTTAGTTGGTGTCTTCTCGTATTCTTTTTTTGCCTGAATCATCTTCTTTTTGAAGATGACACGATCATTATACATCTTCTCCATCAACTGGGGCAAGAATCCTTTGATGTCCTTTCTATACATTGCGCCATTGGCACAAACTGCATAGTCCTTATACATCTCAAAGTTTATCTCTTCATTAAGGATTCTATTAACACTAGAGGATGGGTGCCTCTCGTCCAATAGCGTTTCGGGCGAGATGTTGTACTGCATAATGAGATGAGGATAGAGACTGTTAAGGTCAAAAGACACAACCCAGTCATACTTTCCAGGAATCGGTTCCTTGACATATGCCCCTGCGTATTGGGAATCTTTTTCGGATTTCTCCTTAGGAGGAATAACTATATTTTTCTTCTTTAAGTAGTTATAAATGATTGCATCCCAAGTACGCACTTGGAAGAAAACATCCGTAAAGTTGACCTTGGCGTCAAATGCCATGGTCAAACAAAGTTCAATCAGTTTCATCTTGTCTTCCATTCGGTCAACAAGTTCAACGTCTCGGATGTTGTATTCAATAAACTTCTGCCAGTTCTGAGTATAAAAGTCCTTAAAGGTTTCAAACTCAGAGTGATCTAACTTACGCTCACCCAATTCCACAAAGGCAATGTGATCCAGTCGGTAAGATTCCTGGTTAGTGTAAGTGAACTTCTTATAGAGGTCCAGGTAATCAATGACAGTAATGCCTGCCATCTCACAAGTCAACTGCTTGCGACCATGTACTGTGATCTCACGGGTACGAACATTATCCCAAGGAGAAAGTTTACGAACAACCTTATCTCCCATAAGACGACCAATACGGCCCACAATGTACGGAATATCGTACATCTCACAGTTCCATCCAGTAATTACTTCTGGAGTGTTTGTTTGCCACCAATCAAGGAACCTGTTGATGAGATCAAACTCATCATGACATAAAACATACTTAACATCATCCCTAGTATTATTAAAGGGGCGAGATGCAAAGCAAGTTAGTTTCTTGGTTGTATAGTCTTGCAAGGTGATTGCAAGAAGTTCCTCAGCACAATTAAAGACATCAGGGAAACCACTCTCAGCGGCAACCTCAATGTCAATCGTGACTAGTTTGATCTTGTTGATGTCAAACTTGATTTCATCTTCTGGATACTTCTCGGAAATGTATTGTGCCACATAACGATCATTTCCATAGATATTGAATCCTTCTACTCCAGAATACCTATCTACAAAGTCCTTGCATTCTGAAATCTTACCTGGTTTGATAGGTTCTACAAATTTACCATCTAAAGTTTTATACTCTGTTTCCTTCTTTGACGGGACGAAGAAAGTGGGATAGAACTCCTCACGGGTAGCAAAGTGCTTCCCATCTTCATACCCACGAACAAGGATTTCATTAAATCGTTGGTATACGTTAGTGTAGAATCTCATTTAGTGATAGAACGATACTCATTAAGTAGTTTTTGGTTGGGTTCAACCATTGTCAATATTTTATCAGAACTCATCATGACTGTGTTGCCATCTGTAAGATCTGATAACCAAGGGGTTAGTGTGCCATTCTCAACAATGCATGGATTGATAAGTTTACAGTCTGGTTGCCCAATGTCTGCTAGTACTTCATCAATCTCACTCAGTAAAACTAACCGATTCACTAAGTACAGAATTTGAATCTGAGTCTCCTCCACCATTTGATCCACTGGTAGATTCACTTCCTCCTCCATTTGTCCTCCTAGAATAAGATTCTTCAATTACTTCAAGCGGATCTACTATACAAACGACCCAATCTTTGTTCACAATGATATCAGTATCTTTTGACAAAGACATCCATTTGTAGAAAATTACCTCATGCTTTGGACTCTCTTCAGATTCCATTAGAACTTTTGAGGTATTGATCTTTACACAGTGCGGATCCTTGAATAAGTACGAAACCAACTGTTCTTCAGAATCTCTGAATTCCTTGATGTCTGCGATTACTTCTTCACCAGACTTCAAAAGTGCAAGTTGTATGCTCATAGCGATTTGATACCTCTTAGTATTCTACCATTTAAAAAGGGAGGTGTCAACTGGTTTTTGCCAGTTACCTCCCCGTCTGCGCCGACGATATTCAGTTTTATTTATCAGGAAGTATCAGGGTAGAACGGCGGCGAGCGTTCCCCCAAAGAAAAGAGTCATTGCTGTTCCCAGTGTTAAGGTGGCGGTGGTAAAGTTCATCGTCCCTCCATAGGTCTAAATTATATAGCAATTATGTATCATAGTGATACAAAAGTCTGTAACCACCGCTACTGATAATAAGGAAAATGTTAAGAATTAAAGATAATTCTTACGAGCATGGTGCTCTGGGACTATTTTTCCGAGGACGATTCTGAGGAGTCCGTCTTCAAAGGTGACTTCCCGTACTTCTGTGTCGTCGGATAAAGTCCACGCTCGTTGAAAACTTCTTTGAGCCAATCCCTTGTGGATAAACGTCTTGTCGGATTCGGTGTCCTCCCGTTGCCCTTCGACAAAAAGTTTTCCATACTCCGTGAAAACATTGACCTCTCCTTTTCTAAAACCTGCTAATGCAATCTCTAAATGTGATTCAACATTATTTACCTGAATCAGGTTGTAAGGTGGGTAATTCTTTGTAGTTTCATGAAGATTAAATAGACGATCAAAGTATTCGTCCATTCCAATGCTGTTCTTGGTGATCTTATCCATCAAGGCATTAAGATCCGCAGCAGTATACCTGGTGAGGTTAGTCATTTGTACTTCTCCTTATTAAAGCGAGATTAGATTGTGTGGATCCTTTCGGCATCCAATACTATTTAACCATAAAACGAAAAAATCAGATACGGTAATAACCGTACCTGATTATAGGGTGTTCCGACTTGTAGAGAGACCGCACGAAAGGTCTCAGTCGTATTTATGCTGTTTCTTCTGGTTTTTTCTTCTTGCCAATGTTGTACTTGGTCTCAAGAATCCATTCATTCTTTTCTTTATAAGAAAGAACTTTGATTTGATTTAGAGGAGCAATATCAGTAACCTTTTCTGGTGCGATTACAGTTACAAGTCCCCAATCACAAAGCAATTGAATAATTCTATTGCGACGTTGAACATCATTAACAGTCAGGTTTGCATGTTTACCGTCAAGGGCAAACAGTTCCTTAAAATGAACAATGTAGTATCTACCCTGCTTATGCAGAATATGACATGATTGGTAGATCTTTTTCTCTTTGCGTGATGCAACTCCAATGCGAGTCAGAGTTTCTCTCACTTTTAGAAAGTCATCTGGTTCGTTCAGAGTGACTTCAATCATCTGATCGGCAGACCACTTA